AAAATTCTCGGATATGGCGCACTCCTCCATTTTGTTTTCCGGTATACCCAATTTTTAATGCATGGTAATATGGGGTTCCACACACCAACCATCAATCTGATATTCATTGCCATGCATTTGGTGTTATCGTTGTCGTCGTTTTTGTTTCCGGTTCGTGCGAATCGCATTGCTACAAACCAAATTATCTGGCGCGAATTGCAGTTACACAATATTGTGTTTACGTTTCGGTCGTGCTCTGTCTTCATGTATTGTATGTGTTCGCAGAGTCCATCTCCATTGGGACGATTTGTCTTGGTTATGGGAAGCCATCTTTTGGCAGATTGGGTGTCGAGTGTTTATGGCAAAGGACACACCATGCGCGATATGGCGTGGGATGGCGCATTGATTCCCGTATCCGCAAAACCTGCGTTTGACCATTTTTATGCAATCAGTCAATTCGGAGCGACTTGTGCTCTGTTGATGGCACCTACACCTTATATATTGGATTACTCGTTCATCATTTTGTTGCCGATTCAAATATCGACATTCCTCATGACGCTGCGATTGAAAGGGTTTATTGGAAACGATATGTGGCATTTCGTGTATTCGGGTAGTTTGTTGGTCGTTTATCATGTAGGATATTATTGTGTAGTGGCGAGAGAATTGGCCATATATCAGATGGCGTTTTATATTTGGAGAGTGGTGTTGCGACAGAATAAATATTCGGGTTGGTTATTTTTAGTGTTGGCGAGAGAAATGGCGAAAATCCGTTTCGATGTATAGACAAAAATTGAACGACCTATTTCCCAAAAATACAGTGAAAATATAAAGTCTGGGCCATGAACGGCATTCGCGAACTGGACGATTTTCCTGGCTATTTTGTCTCGGATACGGGGGCATTGATGAACTCGAGGGGTAAAGTGTTGAAGTTACGAGCAGACAAAGACGGGTATTTGCGAACGAATCTATATAAAGAAGTAGATGGTGTAAAACAAGTAAACACCGTGCGAGTACATCGGCTAGTTGCCCAAACATTTATTTCGAATCCGGAGAATTATCCGGTAGTGGACCATATTGACCGAGATATGACGAATAATCATGTGTCGAATTTGCGATGGGCAACTATCAGCGAAAACACACTGAATAGTGGAATGAGCAATCGAAATACGAGCGGATTCAAGTGTATCAGTTTCATCAAATCCAGAAACAAATTCCAATTAACCATGAATAAAGACGGGGCCCAGAAGTTTATGGGGTATTTTGATTCCGCAGACGATGCAGCGAAAAGGTGGCATGAACTTGCGTCAGAACATTACAAAGAGTTTCGACCTTCGGGAATAAATGTTCAAATTCATTGAACGAATGCCTTCTTGCGAGGAGAATGATTATTTCTGTATTTGGTGTATTTTTTAATTTATGGAGGTATTTCTATTATTTCGGCGCGATTTCCCCGAAATAATATGTTTAGGCATAATATACTTAAGATGGGTGGAGCCTTAATGCAACTAGTCGCCTACGGCGCACAAGACGTGTTCCTTACCGGAACTCCTGAGATTACTTTCTGGAAGGTGTCTTACCGCAGACACACCAACTTTGCCATGGAATCCATTGAGCAAACTTTTAGCGGCCAGGCCGATTTTGGCCGCCGTGTTACCTGCACCATCAGCCGCAACGGTGATATGGCTTTCCGTACCTACTTGCAGGTTACTCTCCCTGAAATTAACCAGCAATTGAAGGCCACTAATGATGCCGGTGTCTATGCTCGTTGGTTGGATTTCCCCGGTGAGCAGTTGATTGCTCAGGTGGAGGTCGAGATTGGTGGCCAGAGAATCGACCGCCAGTATGGTGACTGGATGCACATCTGGAACCAGCTTACCTTGACTTCTGAGCAGCAGAAGGGATACTTCAAGATGATTGGCCACACCACTCAGTTGACTTACATCACTGACCCTGGATTTGCCGACGTCAATGGTCCCTGCGCTTCTTCCGGTGGTCCTTCCCAGGTGTGCGCTCCCCGCAATGCTTTGCCCGAGACAACTTTGTACGTTCCTTTGTTGTTCTGGTTCTGCCGCAACCCCGGTTTGGCTCTTCCTCTTATCGCCTTAAAATCTGTAGGGCAGAAAAGTATCCAACCTAAAGTATCCGAGAAATGCTTTAGGAAAAATTTGTTGTGGTCTCGGGATGAAACTATGTTTCATCAACCCCAGATGCTAGTTGCATGCGCTTAAGTGCATGTAGCAACATATCCAAATTGCTGGAAACCCTTAAAGGTTGAAAATAAACATTTAACTATTAACGGATTTAAACGCAGTGCAATTAATGGTAGTATAATATATATGTCAAAATTGTGTTATAAATGCAATACAGAAAGGTCAATTGACCAATATGGCAAACTTAAATCTTCTCCTGATGGATTACGGTATGATTGTAAAATATGTCGAAAACAATATCGCGAACAAAATAAAGAATCGATTACTTTGAAGATGAAAGAGTATTATAATAATAATAAGTCGAATTTACTTGTTAAAAACAAAGAATATCGATTAATTAATAAAAATAATATTCAACATCAGCGTAAAGAGTATCGAAATCGCGATGAAATCAAAACGCATATTAAACAAAAACAAAAAGAATATTTACCTATCCGAAAAGAGAAAATTAAAACCCGGCGACAAACTGATTTAAATTTCAAAGTATCAGAAATTCTAAGAAGCAAAATTCATAAATTTTTAAAAAATCAATCAACATCATTTATTAATTTAATTGAGTGTGATTTAGAGTTTTTTAAACAATGGATTGAATTTAGATTCGAAGAATCTATGAATTGGGATAATTTAGGTACAGTTTGGCAATTAGACCATATAATACCACTTTCTGTATTTGACATGAATAATGAATTTGATACAAAGATATGTTTTCATTGGACAAACTTTCAACCATTGTTCTCTAATGAAAATCGTTCTAAATCAAACAAACTTCAATTACACTACTATTTTAATAACATTGTGAATGTGTGTAGATTTAATTCCGTATATAGTAAATGTTTAGGGTACCAAGCTGTAAACGAAAGTTTGCAGTGGCTGAGAAGTAAACTCAGGTATGGTAAAAATCCCCAACATGAAGTTGCAAATGCAACTGAAATAGGCAATCAGCAGCCAAGCCTCTAACCCCGATATGATTAGGATATGAGGAAGGTTCAACGACTAAATGGTTATGGGTCTGAGAAGATTAATCATCTTCAATGAAGACTTAAGATATAGTCTAGTCCCCGGCAATGTTCATGTATGTAATAAGTTAATCGATACATGGATGCCGATAAATACCCCGAAAGGGGGGGTATAAGTGATTCGTACAGTATCACGAAGTTAAGATTAACATCGATTTCCGCCCTATTGGTGAGTGCTTGTGGGCCGTCAAGTCTTTGACTGGTACTGCCGGTGCCACGGTATCTACCTCTGGCGCCTACCAGCAGTCTCTCGTTGCCGCGTCTCTCTACATCGACTATATCTTCTTGGATACCGATGAGCGCCGCAAGTTCGCCCAGAACCCCCACGAGTATTTGATTGAGCAGCTCCAGTTCACTGGTGACGAGTCTGTCGGCTCTTCCAGCAACAAGATTAAGCTCAACTTCAACCATCCTTGCAAGGAGCTCATCTGGGTTGTCCAGCCCGATTCCAACGTCGACTACTGCTCTTCTCTTGAGGGTGGTCAGACCTTGTACAAGACCCTTGGTGCTCAGCCCTTCAACTACACCGACGCCGTGGATGCCCTCCCCAACGCTATCCATGCTTTCGGAGGCCCCGCCGAGACTTCCGGTTCCAACGCCTTCATCCAGGCCTCCACTGGTCTCTTCCAGATGGCCGGAGCCATCGACTCCGTCCTTGGAGCCTCTGCCGTTGCCTCTGCTCCTAGTGCTGAGTGGTACACTGCTGGTGGCGCGAATGGCTACCAGTTCACTCAGGGCAATGCGGATGCTCCCAGTGGTTCCTCCGTCTCGGATGCCGGAACTTTCGTCCTCAGTGAGACTGCCCTCGACATGCACTGCTGGGGTGAGAACCCTGTCGTCACTGCTAAGTTGCAGTTGAACGGCCAGGACCGTTTCTCGGAACGCGAAGGTACATACTTCGACATCGTGCAGCCTTACCAGCACCACACTCGTCACCCTGACACTGGAATCAACGTGTATTCCTTTGCCTTGCGCCCTGAGGAACATCAACCCAGCGGCAGTTGCAACTTCTCGCGAATTGACAACGCCGTCTTGCAGTTGGTTCTTTCCTCCCCCACCGTCAGTGGCACTCAGACTGCCAAGGTCCGCGTCTATGCGGTCAATTACAACGTTTTGCGCGTTATGAGCGGCATTAAACTGCGTCTTATGTGCTGGTTTTACCAAAAACTGGTTCATTTTATGCAGAATTGTGCAGAAAAACAACACGCCACAAACAATACAGGCAATGTTTGTGGAAACTTCGGTTTGGCTCCTATCATATTAGCCAGTTGTTAGTCATTAGGATCGAGTCCTAGTGGCAAGATTACTTGTTGTTCGGGGAACCCCTTAGAGCTTCAACTACCAAGTGTGTACGGGAAACCTGCA